CCGGATCATGTGACTCAATCATGGACAGAAGCGACTTCCACGTTGGCTTCTCAACGGGAAAAGTCAAATCCCACCTCATGCTACCACCATCAAGACACAAGGCAAGGGCATCAGCCCTATCAGGCGATGCCAAGCCCCTAGAGCGCATCGAATCCTTTGATTCCACGCCAAGCTTACCCTTGCTATTGGTGATTGACCGGCGACAGGTCAGTTGCGCTGTAAGGTCGTCATCGTCAGGCAAAATGATCTCCGCATCCTCAATCTTCTTGGCCATGCCATACCACATCTCAGCAGAGCGGTTGGTGTAGGCATCGTTGTCGTAGGCAGACGCACCAAAGTTAATCCTATTGACCTGCCACCCAGACTCAGCCAAGGCATCGCACATAACCATGCCCAACCCGCTTGCGTCAGCGTAGATGTTGCCAGCCTCAAGCCCCGCCTTCTTAAACTCTACAATAAACCTACCCACAGCCGCCATCGTATCCCTTTCGCGCCACGCAATCATAGGTAGTACCTTATTGCCATCCCTAATACAAAGCACATTGGCATCGCCACCAGCGGCGAAGTCCGCGCCGGCAACTCTTACTCCAGGCTTGTACTGCGGTGGTGTGTTATAGCAGTTCTGTATCTGGTTAAGGTTAATAATCAGACTCTCGCTGCCTATGTCCACAAACTCGCCATAGATCATTGACCTTGTCAGCGGGTGCTTCTCACCATACCTCTGCACCACTTCGTCTATCTGCGCCTGCGTGATGTGGGGGCAGTCAAACGCTGTGACAGCGTGCTTCTGCCACATATTCGCCTCTTTGGTAAAGGCTCTGTAGAACGCACCACTGCTACCACCAGGTGATGAGGCGATTAGCAGTCGCGTTGGTTGACATCGACTGATTGCCTCGAAGAGAGGGTCAGCTACGGTCTTGGCCTCGTCAACCACCATGAGCAATGGCGCAGTTTCGTGGTTCTCCGCATGCCAGCCTTCAGCCCTACCAGGATCAGTCGCAGAATAGCCTATAATGCGCGATGTGTTGCCGTTAGGGTGCAGATAGCGGATCTCGCCTGATGTGACCTCCCAGGGGCCACCAAGCTTCGCTATATGCGATCTTAGGCTAGGCCACAACTGGCTCTCTACTTGACGGAAAACTCCGGCGGTGGTTACCGCTATGGAGCGTTGAAAAACGAGTGCGTGCCATAGCAGAATGGCTGAAATTACGGTGCTGGTCTTGCCGGAACCGTTGGCTGCACGCAGGGCGACTCGACAATCTCTTTGCTCTAAGTCTGCAAGAACCTTCTTTTGCCAATCATATAGGTTGAGTCCCAATACTTTGTCTGCGAAAGGAGAGGGGCGTAGTAGGTCTTCGATAACCTCATCTGGGGTCTTCTGCGCGGACTTGGGGATTCGCTTTGCCATAGACCTCTTTTTATTTTGTGCCAGAATTACTTAGGGGGGTATATGCGTTTCAAATGGCGGCTGGGGGCGTGGCAGGGGGCGTGGTGGTAGGTGGATACTTTGCGAGCGATTCTGCCCTTGGTTTGCGTCTTTTCATGGGCCGTTTTCTCTCTGTAGCATTTGTCGCACAAGATGCATTGCATTGATGTTTACTTTGTATTGACATAGATTCATGTTTCGCATCTTCCAATGCTTTAACATCCTGGAACTCAATCACTTGCGCTTTCTTTTCTGCTCTGCGTGATGCTAGGCCAGCAAGTAGTTGGGCGAAGCCTGCACCGGCGTTATGATCCACGCTACCAGAGACTTGTAATCGTGCGCTAGGGATGAAATGTCCGTGAACCCTTTCAGCAAGCCACGCCTTGGCCTGCCAACTCTTTTGCCCTGCTAATTCTATGTCTCGAAGAAGGCTCAGTTCATGCTTTTTTCGGGCAGTTTCCATTTTGGTGGCGAAACTTGGGAATCTATGCGTCCATGTCTTCAAGGTTCCAATGGGAACCCCTATCAAACCGGCGCACTTTTCGATTGTGAATCCAGCGGAACAAGCCGCCACACACTCTGATTCGATTTCGGGAGTGAAAGCTACTTTCCCATTCCTTGACTTTTTTGCGGTTGGAGATCCGCTTGCTTCATCCATGCCATATTCTACCACAAAACTTTCTAAAAAATAATCGTTGACATGATGCCCACCGCTTGCGATACTTCCACTTGTCGAGGGAAAGTCCGTTTGGATTTCCCAAGGCAAAAAGAAAAGAAAGGAAACACACAATGAAAACAATTGAAATCAACGTTTATACGGCGAGTGAATTGAAGTCCCAACATCCTGACGCTTTCAAAAAAGCGCATGAAAGGTTTGCTCAAGGAGAATATGAGAACGGCTTAAATTGGGGGAAAGAAATGCTTGATAGTCTCAAGGCTTTGATTGAGCTGGGAGGATACAGGCTCAAGGATTATTCCCTTGGCGATTCCTCTTGTCGTAATAATTATATTCGGCTCGAAGAAAGGGAATGTGATGAGTTGAGTGGCAAGCGTGCGATTGCGTGGCTTGAAAATAATATTCTCTCTAAGCTTCGAGATGAGAAGGGGAAATTAGATGCGGGAAAACTTACGGGATATTGCATGGACTATACCCTTGTCGAATCCCTGCAGGAATCCATACGAACAGGCTCAACAATAAGGCAAGCATTCAGAGACTTGGTTTGCCCTTATGTCTCTCAAGTGGATGCTGAATGGGAAAACCAAACAAGCGAAGAAGCATTCTTAGATCTATCAGACGCGAACGATTATCAGTTTTCGGCAGATGGCAGAATGCAATAAATATAAACAAAGAAAGAAAAAGGAGAACACACACAATGAAAAGAACCATAGAAATAGATGACACGCTCGACAATCGGGTCGAGTGTGCGATTGGTGAAGTCAAAGCAGAGTTGGAGAACTATTTGAAGGACAATCCGGATACGGATTCGCTGCCTTGTTTGAATAACGATTTGGATTACAGCGGAGCCATTCACTCCATCGTTGATTCATCAGTTCCAATCTACACGCATGAAATCAAGACGGCTTGGTATCTGCACGGATCGGAGTTGGAAAAGGCTTACGAGAATGCTGGAGTTGGTCACAATCCAATGGAAAACGATGGGATGTCGGCAATATACTTCTACATTATGGACAAAGTACAAGAGTGGTATCGTGACGAGGCCGAAGAAGTATTTGAGAAATGGCAAGAGGGAAAGAAATGATCTGCTTCTCCATCTACACTCGCGCCGGTTCATTCGTTCAAAGATTCACTACGTTGGAGCGCGCTGAATTATGGCGGAGGTTTATGGGACCGACACAATACACAATACGGAAGGAGGTTTGGTAATGAATATCAGCGTGGCGTTTGCCCATGGGTTGATCCTCGGAGCCTTATTAGCTTCTTGGGTTGCCTTTATGCTTCGGAAATAGTTTTCCCTCGTCCATCCTCTTTACCGAGGGTGGGAGAGGTCAAACTCGATAGAGATGGCCTAATAAACAATAAAGAAAGGAAATATATATGAGGAAATTAATAGAGATAGTTAAAAATCCTAGTGGATTGGATTCGCTTTCAAACTATATGGGCGAAGTTCCAGAAGCCGATTGGTTGTGCGTTATGACTAGGAGTAGAGACTCCGATTGTCTAACCGAAAGTAACTGGAGGGTTGCTTTAAGAATGCTAGGCGGCGAGTCGGATAATGTTCGAATTGACAGGTTCGGTCATTGGGCTTGTGGATGGTGGGAATCGCTATCTGTAAAAGATGGATCATCCTCTCATTCAATCGGGCAAGATATAACCGAACAAATAGATTCCTACCCAATACTAGATGAAGATGATTTTAGCGAGATTGAACAGGAGCAGGCGAATGAGGTTTGGGAATCATTCAATGATAAAGAGCGGGTTGAATACATACGAGATAATCGATCTCAGTTTGAGTTTAGATCTCTTGGAGATCTTCTAAGTTGCGCTCGTGGGAAATACTTCGGCGGATATGCTAGTGAGTTGTTGAGTTAGTAAATAAGTCTTCCCTTGTCTTCCCTCCTAGCACGAGGGAAGCAAAGGTGAGATCCGATAGGGTCAACCTAAACAAACGGCAGCGCAGCCGGTGACGGTTGCGTGAATGGAAAGAAAGAAAGAGGATATGATGATTGCCATAGAAAAACTATTAGAGATTCTCCAGGAAGATCTAACCCATAAAAAGAGGTTTGTAACAACGGAAGTTTACGATGGAGATGGGAATCGTGACATCTTCCAAGAGGGTTACAACTATGGGACAGAACGCATGTTAGAAGAAATAATAGAAACAATTAATAGAGGAGGAAGAATCAAATGAAAGACAACAACGAACTAGCTATAGCAATAGCTCAACTCCAACACATTGAACTCGAGATTGCATATCAAGACAAACCAGAAAAACTTGACTGGTTGATAAGGCAGCAAGACTAATAACAACCCCGCCAAGGGTTCCATCCCCTTGCCACCATAAACGGCAGGCCAGGCATTCCGTCTTTACAAACGGAAGCATAGGCATCTATAAGGAACCAATCAAAACATGACAGAAGACCAAATTATCAAAGCCTACCTTTCGCGCCTAGGCAAAAAAGGCGGGAGCGTTACCGGCCCCAGCAAGGCGCGCAAGATGGGGCGGGAGCACTACCAAATGGTAGCGCAGAGACAGCGGGAGCGTTGGCAAAAGTGGCGGCTAGAAAACGGTAGGCCAGCTATTAAACGGGAGCGTTAAGGTCTCTATAAGGACGCAATAAAGACGCATAGCCTATAAGGGCTATGTAAAACGGTACTCTAGCGACCTATCCGGCAGCAACACGCTCGGTTACCTAACGGAAGGTCAGGCATTGGAAGCTTTTCAACTTTAAATTTGACCACCGGAAGGTCTCTGGCATCACGTTTGCCACCAAAACGCCTAGAAACGGCCTTAGAACGCGTTTTTCGGGCATCCTTGCGCATTGTTTTACCAGTTGGCGCAGCTCCAGAAACGTGGGGTTAGCTTACTTGGCGGCTTAGAGTCGCACTGATGCCTAGCCCTGAAGCTACGCCTGCGGTCTGGGTTGCTCTTCTTGATCGTCATGTCTGGATCACCATACCGGATGGTCTTGGACTGCCCATTCTGGCAAGCCCTAACTCTGAACTTCTTACTACCACCAGGAGTACGCACAGGTTTGTTGCAAGCTAATTCTTTCATATTTTAAACACTGTCAATCCTTTGTATTTCAATTTATTTTTTATTGCTTCCGATAAATTTCCCTGAGATTTAATAGATCCAAACTCTTCTTTAAGAAAATCTCTTTGTGAATTATATGTTTTATTTTTTTCTTGGCAAAATAATTTCATTTTACGAATTTTATTTGCAGTAATATATTTTGGTCTTTTAATTGTCATCCCATCAAGAATTATACTTATTTTTGCATGACTGCTTAATCCTGTTTCCATTGCTATGGCTTTCATTGTCATACCAGATTCATACATTGATTTCCATTTTTCAAATAAATGTGAATATTTGCTCGGCAACCTAGATATTTTTCCGCCCAAAGATGCATTATAATTATCTTTTGATTTTACCCAATTTTCATTAACAATTTTTTCTTCCATTTTATATGCATCAAATTCATTATCAAAAACTTTAATTATTTCTTTTTTGAAATTATTGTATCCGTGCCTTGCAACCGCCTGAACAAAGGGTGATTTTATTTTGATTGATCTTCTATTTGCAGATTTCTGTGAAACTACTCCACAGCCTATGTAATTATTGTTTAATTTGTTAGATTTATGAACGCCAACATAAATCTTTTTATTAATTAAACATGTTGTTTTGTAAACATACCAAAAAATCATTCGTTCCCTTTCAGTTGGCTACTCAACGCCGCAATCCTAGTCTGGTGGCTAGCCAGAAACTCTCCCAACTCCTCCAGGTCCTCAGTAAGCGTAGCCATATTAGCTTCATAAACCTCCCTAGAGCAGTTCGCAAGTATATCCCCAAAGAACCTATCAACTAACCCAATAGTCTTATGTAAACGGCTGTTCTCAGTTAAGAGCAGTTCGATATAGGCCCAAGCTAGGTCAGTCTTTAGAGGCTTCAAACCCACCCTTCTTAGCCTTCATAAGCTTCCAAATCCTAGGCTTAATGGTGGATTCGCTCTTTGGCCTGCTAATCCCAAGTTTCTTTCTGCGGTTGATGTTTGCATATAATCCTTGTTTCATGTGGCTAGTATAGCATGACCCGCAACTCCCCCAACCCCCATCGGTAGACCCGATGCCCAACCCACCCAACCAAACCCACGCTGAAGCTGTTTTTGTTTTGCCTTCCGAAACGCTACGGGAAAGAGCGTAGCGGTAGGGGTAGGACGGACTAAGGAGTCCTACCTCTACTTTCCCTTCGCGGATTGTATTGTCTTATATATATAA